GAGGATGCCGAGCTGGAGCGCCGGAAAAGCGCGGCCATGTTCCTGGGGTTCCTTACCAAACCCCTTCCCGAGTTCGACGAATCCGCCGGGACGGGGCTCGGCCCCATGGCGGCGGACGACGACGGCTCCGGATACCACGTGTCCATGGAACCGGGGACGGTCACGGAGTTGCTGCCCGGAGAGTCCATGGAATTTTCGCGCCCGCCGGACGCCGGGGACGGATACCGCGAACTGGTGGAGGCGCAGCTAAGGGCCGTCGCGAAGGGGCTCGGCATCACTTACGAGATGCTCACGGGCGACCTTTCCGAGGTCAATTTTTCGAGCATCCGGGCGGGCCAGGGCGACTTCAAGCGGGCGGCCAAGCAGATTCAGGACATGATCTCGTTCCAGTTCTGCCGCCCGGTCGCGGAAACGTGGCTCGATCTCGCTGTCTCTTCCGGCGCACTGAGCATACCGGACTACGCGGAGGACAAGCGCAAGTATCGCCGCATTTCGTGGCGGCCGGACAGGTGGGAGTTCGTCACGCCCACGCAGGACGTGGCGGCCGAGGTGAACGCCATCCGCGCCGGGTTGAAAAGCCGGGATCAGGTGGTTGCCGAAATGGGACGGGACGCCGAATCCCTGGACGCCGAGATCGCCGAGGGGAACGAGAGGGCCGACGCCATGGGTTTGATTTTCGATTCGGACCCGAGGTGGACGACGACGGGCGGCCAGCACCAGCAGGATAACGAGGAGGGAGACGAGGATGCCGACGCCGAACAGGAATGAGTCGAAGCAGGATTTTCTCAATAGATGTACGCGCGAGCTCGGCTCCGACGAGTCGGCATTCGCCGAGTGCAACGCGAGCTGGGACCGGCACCGCATGGATCGCCCGACCGGGCCCGTCAATCTATCGGCTCCCCTGGAGATCGAAAGGGATGACGGGGGAAAGCGGGAATTTTTCATCACCGCCTACACGGGCGCGCCCGTCGATACGTTTTTCGGCTCCATTGTCTTCGATTCGTCGGGGATGGAGACCAAAGAAAAGTTCCCGGTCCTGCGGGAACACGAGAGGGACCGCATCGTTGGATACGCCGAGCGGGCGTGGAACGAGGGCGGCAACATCTACGTGAAAGGCCGCATGGCGAGCGGGACTCGGGACGCGGCGGAAGTGGCGGGCCTGGCCGACGACGGATTCCCGTGGCAGGCGTCCGTGGGTATCTGGCCGCTGGAGGTCGAGATGCTCGGGAAGGGGTCCGTCGCCGAAGTGAACGGAATGGGGGTGGAGGGGCCGGTCGAGATATGGAGGCGGTCGAGCGTGGGCGAGGTTTCGTTCGTCGCACTGGGGGCCGACGACCGGACGGCCGCAGTTGTTCTGTCCAAAGATTGTATACGGGAGGAAGAAATGGTTGAAGAGCGAGATAGCGCGCCCGTCGTCGAGACGGTGGACGCGGAGAAAGTGGCCGCCGAGGCCAGGGAGACGTACAAGGCCGAGCTTCGCGCCGGGCGGGAGGCGATACGGGCGGCGTGCGAGCCCGTCAAGCGATTGCTCCCCGAGGGATTCGCGGGGGATTGCATCTCCAGATTCGAGGCCGGGGAAATGGACCCCGCCGACGTGCATGCGCTGCTCGTCGATGCCATCGCGGACAATCAGGCCGAGCACGTCGAGAATCGGGTGCCGCCCGGAGTCGGGGACGGCGGCGACAACGCGCTTGTGGAGTCGGCCAAGCGTCGATCCGAGTCGTTTGAAAACGCCCGCCGCCGAGCGAGATAGGGAGGATACAGGTCATGAGCATTACCGAGTCGAATCGATTCAGCGATATCTTCAAGTGGGAGAGCGAGGGCTCCAACCGCTACTCCCGCCAGGCCGTCTCCGTGGCGACGACTCAGAGCCTGAGCGTCGGAGAGGTGATCGGAAGGAACGACCGTTACGCGGACACCGTCACCTACGCGGCCGGGAACACCGGTGACAACGCCGCAGCCTTCACCCTCGGCACGGGGGCGAAGATCGGTACCTACCAGGCCGTCTGCGCGACGAACAAGACCGCGGGAAGCGAGACCTGGAACGTTTACGATCCCAACGGCGCGTGGCTCGGGACGGCCACGACCGGGGTCACGTTCACGAACACCGCCGTCCAGGTGGTCATTTCGACGGGGACGACCACGGCGGCCACGACCAACGACACGATCTACATGCCCGTTTCCCGTACCGAGGGGAGCGTCGGAGAGCTCTCGTTCTCCGCCACGGACGGCAAGCAATACGCCTACGGCGTCATGGCCGAGACCAAAACTACCGGGAAAACGTCGCTCACTTCGGTGGCCGTCGTCCGTGATGCCACGGTGAGCCGGACGAATCTAGTCTGGCCTTCGGGAGCCACGGACGCGCAGAAATTGAAGGCGCTCGAAGAACTGCGGGAGCGCGGCATCGTTTACGACAGAGTTCAGGTTTAGGAGGATCGAAAAGATGGCTATTCTGAATCCGTTCGAGAGCTCCAATGCTTTCAATATGGCGTCGATGACCCGAGCCGTGAATATCCTGCCCAACATGTACGACCGGCTGGGGCGGATGGGCGTTTTCCGGGCGCGGGGCATCCCGACTCGATCCGTTATCGTGGAGGAATACGAGGGCCAGCTCTCGCTTCTCCCCACCACGGCCGTGGGCGCTCCCGGATCGCTCAACGAGCGGGGGACCCGGACTCTCAGGTCGTTCGCCGTGCCGTTCATGGCGTTGGACGAATCCATCGCCCCGGAGCAATACCAGGGAATCCGTTCTTTCGGGACGGAGAACCGCATGGAGACGCTCACGGAGATCATGAACGACCGCCTCCAGCAGATGAGGAACAAATTCGACATCACCAAGGAATACATGCGGATGGCGGCCCTCAAGGGCACGCTGGTGGATTGCTACGCCAACACCATCTATAATTATTTTACGGAGTTCGGGGTTTCCCAAAAGACCGTGGACTTCGATCTGGACAACGCCACTCTTGTCGAGGTCCAGGAGAAGTGCTTCGAAGTGTCTCGCCACGTCGAGGACTATTTGCAAGGGGAGAGCTACACCCGGCTCCATTGCCTGTGCGATTCCACGTTTTTCGATGCGCTCATCACTCACGACCACGTGAAGGAAGTTTTCCAGGGGTGGGCCAGGGCGGAACAAGTCCTGGGCGGGGACCCGAGGAAGGGCTTCACTTTCGCGGGTATCACGTTCGAGGAATACCGGGGCACGGCCAGCGACCCCGCCGGGTCCGCGAGGGCGTTCGTGGATGCGGGGAGCGGCTACGTGTTTCCCGTCGGCACGATGAACGTTTTCGAGGAGATTTACGCCCCTGCCGACTTCCTGGAGACGGCCAACACGAACGGGCTCTCGTTGTACGCGAAGCAGGAAACCCGCAAGTTCGGGCGCGGTGTGGACATTCACATGCAGTCCTCGCCGCTCATGCTCAACAAGCGACCGAATCTCGTGGTGAAAGTTACCAAAACCTGATAGGGGCGCTCGCGCATGGGAGCTTTCGAGGACGCGGCCAGCGACATTTTTTCCGCCATGACGGACGTGGACGCCCACTCCTCCCCGACGGCGGTCTTTTCGTCGGGAGGAGTAACGTCCGCCGTCCCCTGTCTCGTTTCGCGCGACGTGGAGGGGATGCCCGCCGGTTTCGATACTTACGTGACCGAGCGGCGGACGATGGTGGAGTTTTTGGCCACGGACGTTCCCAACCCCGTGCCAGGGGACACCGTTACAGTGGACGGGACAGTTTATACGATCTACGAGACGGACCGGCGGGACGGCTACGTCGTGCGATGTCTTGCGAGGGCAATGTGAATCTGACTCTGGAATTCGACCGACAGCAATTGGACGCCATGGAATCGCTCCTGGGCGACATTCCGGGCGGCTTCAACAAGGCGATCCGCATGTCCGTGAACGAAACGCTGCGGGGGATCTCGACCGACGCCAAGCGGACCATCGGCGGCAAGAGCGGGGAGTTGAATCTCAACGTGGGAAAGGTCGCCGCTACGTTCACCATCGTCACCATGACCGCGAAGGGCAGGTCGGGATGTTTCAGAACCAAGGACAAGCCCATTT